AAGCGGAATGGAGGGAAAACATAAAGCACACAGTAAACACTATCTCGGCGAAGCCCTTGATTTCAGGACAAACAATATGCCTGGAGACATTGCGATAAAAATAACTGATGTTGCACAACAGCGACTCAGTTCAAACTATGACATAATATTCGAGACGGATCATATTCATTGTGAATTTGATCCGAAATAATTAATTTAATCAAAGGAGTATCTATGGCTAAATCGAAATTCGCTCTTGCAGTGCAAGACACCGGCAAAAAGATCGTTGATAACCTGGTAAAGGCAACCGACGAAGCTGACGAAAAAGCAATGTGGAATGCTGCTCTTTCGGTAATCGCGTTTCTTGTTAAGTCAAGTAGGAATAAGGTTGATGATTTTCTTGTCATTCCGATTATCGAGGCTTTCAGGAAAAAGTTTGCACTGTAATCAGCTATTTAAATGGGCTGCTGAAAATGCAGCCCTTTGCTCAATAATTGATGCTGCCGCCACCGCCAGAACATTTCCACCCCCCCTGTATGCTGACATATTAACTCCCAACCAGTATCATTGATCACAAAAGTTTCAGTATCTCTATATAATATAGCGCACAAAAAAAACATCCCGGTGGTATATCGGGATGTTTAACACAGCTCAGAGACGCTGTTAGTTGCAATTCACACCTTTACAACAGGCTGTCTTCTGTTTCAGCAACTGGCGCAGCAATTGGTGCCGGAACAAATTCCTTCCGATCAAAATACTCAGCACGTTTTCCCTCATTCCAGTTTTTAATCGGACGATAATAACCGACAATACGGGAGTACACTTCAGTTTCAACATTACATTGAGGGCAGGTAAACATCTCACCTTTTATATAGCCGTGATTTTTGCACACTGAAAATGTTGGAGACAGCGTAAAGTAGGGGATTTTATACGTTTCAGCAATCTTCTTCACCAGTTTTGCGCAGGTCTTGTGGTCATCGATACTTTCCCCTGTAAATCCGTGAAACACCGTACCTCCGGTGTAAAGAGCCTGAAGATCCTGCTGCAGATCGAGCGCCTCAAACATATCATCTGTCGCATCAACCGAGAGCTGTGACGAATTAGTGTAGTAGGGCGCATCACTGCCGGGAATAACCATGGTCGAAAATTTTTCCTTGTCAATTTTAGCCAGTCTATGCGATGTTCCCTCTCCAGGTGTTGCTTCGAGATTGAAGAGATGCCCGGTAGACTCTTGATAACTGATCAACCGGTTACGCATGTGAACAAGAACCTTCTGAGCGAATTCCCTTGCTCCTTCATCAAGAAGATCTTTTCCCATAAAATTGAGAACTGTTTCATTCATGCCAATTATACCGATGGTCGAGAAATGGTTATTCCAGTGACGCAGGTATCGCTTTGTATAGGGAAACAACCCTTCATCCATAAGTCTGCTTACCACTGAACGTTTTGTCTCAAGTGAATCTTTCGCAAGATCCATCAACCAGTTAAGCTGCCTGAAAAACTCCTCTTCAGAAGCTGCAAGATAGCCAATACGGGGTAAATTGATAGTTACAACACCAATTGAACCAGTAAACTCATCTGACCCGAAAAGACCACCACCACGGTTACGCAGCTCACGCTTGTCCAGTTGCAGTCTGCAGCAAAGCGCGCGTACATCCCCGGGGTTGAGCTGTGAATTGATAAAATTCTGAAAATACGGCGTACCATATTTACCGGTAATCTTAAAGAGCAGTTCAGAATTGGGATGATCCCAATCAAAATCGGATGTAATATTGTAGGTAGGAATCGGATACGCAAATCCACGCCCCTGATAATCACCCTCCATGAATACTTCAAGGAAAGCCCGGTTTACCATATCCATCTCTTTCTGGCACTCGGCATAAGTAAATTCAAGAGGAACACCGCCGACAACACATGGCTGATCTGCAAGATCTGATGGAACATTCCAGTCCATAGTTACGTTTGTAAAAGGTGCTTGAGAACCCCATCGTGACGGTGTATTGACTCCGAAAATGAATGTCTGAATACACTGTTTGACTTCTTTATAAGAGAGATCCTCAACTTTTACAAATGGAGCCAGATAGGTATCAAACGATGAAAATGCCTGTGCACCAGCCCACTCATTCTGTAACACTCCAAGGAAATTAACCATCTGTTGAACAAGTGTAGAAAGGTGCTTTGCCGGCCCCGATGAAATTTTGTTCTCTACCCCACCCAACCCTTCGGCAATAAGCTGCCGCAACGACCATCCTGAGCAGTATGGACTAAACATGCTGAGATCATGTATATGAAAATTTCCGTTACGGTGCGCTAATGATATGCTCGGGCTGTAAATATTCTCCAGCCAGTAATTAGCGGTTATAGCACCACTATTATGAAGAATCAACCCTCCAAGTGAATACTCGACGTTGGCATTCTCCTTAACACGCCAGTCTTTACGACTGAGATACCCGTCCATGGTTCGGTTGATATCAACCACTAAACTCTGAGATTCCCTGTGACGACGATGCTGTTCACGATATAATATGTATGTTTTGGCGATAACCGATAATCCGGACTCCATCAGAACCTTCTCGACAAGATCCTGAATCTCCTCAACAGCCGGAATCGAATTTGGTTGAAAACGTTCACCGATCAGCATCTCTACCTTTTTTCCTATCTCAAGTGATACCGAAAAATCATCGCAACCAGTAGCCTTCGCTGCTTTGAATACAGCACTCACAATTTTGAAATTATCATAAGACTCCAGTTTGCCGTCTCTTTTTCTGATTGTTGAAATCACAAAAAACCTCCTGTTAATGCGTACGTACATAATATTATATTATACAATATAGCCACATTTTGATAAATTATCAACGTTTATTTTAAAAGTGCCTAAATTGAGCTAATTTATTATAATGTATAATGTGATAAAATTTATCACAATATATTTGCACATCACGTACAAATGTGTTATATTATAAATGTGATCGTTATGATCATGATCTTTGAAACACGCGGTAGTTTAAACCGACAGTCCCGAAGCAGAATGAGCGGATTATTTAGTCAGATAATGGGTGACGATATCGGAAGAGAGAAAACCCCCTGATTAACCCGTGAAACTCATGCAGTGGCAACAGGCACATACAATTACTTGTTTAATGACAACTCGACTGAGCGAGTATAAAAAGATTTTAGGCTCAGAGCGGATACTGACAGATAAAATCAGTATCGTAACCAAATCAACAACACTTTATCAAGGAGACGAAAATGTCAGTAGAAAAATTAACAGTAGAACAGTTAGAAAAAAGAATACAGGATACAAAAGCAGCTGAAACAGAACTTCAGACGCACAGCATTGATAAAATTTACGAAATTGTTTCTAACTTTGATAATCTTGGCATGTTAGAGAAAAATGGAAAAACAATCAAGGCAATCACTTTTGAGATAAATAAATATCTCACAGAAAATATATACAACTAAACAGAAAAATCCACTGCCGCATAGGCAGCTTAAAATAAATAACACAATCAAACAAGGAGAACGAAAATGAGAACAGCAGAACCTGAAACTCTTGATGAACTTTACGAAATGATGAAAAAGGACGATCCGAGTTTACCTGGTTGGGACTCACTACCGTTGTTCGGTGGAGATGAGCCTGAATCCACGAATCAAGTCTGGTCATGGGATGAAAAACGGTTAATAGTTGGATCGTGTAGTGATGATATTAGAATTGTCACACGTGAGGAGTGGAGCGAATAACCAAGGCCGAAACCGGGGCAACCCGGTCTACTCATCATGCGGATACTGATGAGGCCAAAAACAATCAAACACGGAGATAATCAAATGGATGAAATCAACAGAACAATTGCAGCACTCAAAGAGATGTGCCGTAAGCTTGTCAATGGCGAACGGATAATTGAACAGGCATCAATGCAGGATTATATCAACTGGTACAATAGTCAGGAGATTAAAGTTGAACAGGAAAAAGCAAAATTTATTTAGCAGTAGAAAACCAAAACGTGATTTGATAGCACTCTATTGCGCTTATGCAGTTGGGGCAATATTTGTTGCGACAGCAGCTTTTATAATGCTGTCAAACTAAACGGCAGGTCAAGTTTTACGGGAGATTATTTCAAAATGAAAATTTTAGTTGGCTGCGAGTGCTCTGGTATAGTGCGAGATGCATTTATTGCAAAAGGGCATGATGCCATATCGTGTGACATAAAGCCCACTGAACGACCGGGGCCGCACATTCAGGACGACATTTTTAATGTTATATACAGAGTATATTTTGATATGATGATCTGTTTCCCTGAATGCAGGTTTTTGTGTGGTTCTGGGCTACATTGGAATTTGAGCAGGCCTGAGAGAAAATTTCAGACCGATTACGCAATTAACTTTGCTAAAAAACTGTGGAGAGCGCCAATTGAGAAAAAGGCGCTTGAAAATTCAGTAGGAATACTTTCGCGTAAAGAAAACCTAGGAAAACCATCGCAATACATTCAGCCGTACCAATTCGGTGAGGATGCCAGTAAAAAAACTTGCTTATGGTTACAAAACCTCCCAATATTGATACCAACGATACGGTGTCCCGGGAGATGGGTAAACGGGCGTGAAAGATGGAGCAATCAAACTGATTCTGGGCAAAACAAGTTGCCTCCATCAGATCACAGATCAGCAGATAGAGCGAGAACATATCAAGGCATTGCAAATGCAATGGCATCCCAATGGTCTTGTATTAAGTGAGTTATTGCTGTGCAAAATAATACAAGGGTTAAAGTTTGTTAAATTTAAAGGATTGGATGGTGAGAAGATGAAGATTAGTGTAAAAAAGGGCGAAATACTATCTATCAACAGAACGTTGGATGGGTTAGCTGATGGTGGTATTAGGTTCAAATATTTTGTAAGTAGAAATAAAGGATTACTGAGTGGTGAAGTAGAGAGTATCAATGCTGCCATTGAAAGCAAGATCCCCAAATTTAAAGAGTACCTAGACGCTCGAACAGAAATCTTAAAAGAGAGTATAGAGTTTGATGATAAGGGTCAACCTGTCACTATACATGGTAACTATCAGATCAAAAAAGAGAAAGCTGATGAGTTCAAAAGTAAAATGGTTGGTCTTGAGGCGGAATATAAGGATACATTGACAGAAAGATCTAAAGAAATTGAAGAGCATAACAAGTTTTTATCTGAACAGGTTGAGATTGAAGTGTACCAGGTACAGCTAAATGATGTGCCGGATAGTTTAAGTCAGAGAGATTTTGATATTTTGTGTCAGTTGATTGTAGAGTAAGAAGTTGATTGATTGGTTGGTCGCTCCTTCACAGGGGCGTGGATTGAAACAAACAAACAAACAAACAGAAAGAAACGTACACCAATGCCAATACTGAAAAAAGGACACAAGTATGTTCACCGGAAGTGCAAATCGGTTATAATACCGAGTGAAGATAGAGTTGTATCTCAATCAGAGTTTATGCTCTGGAAAGAAGCTAAGTTTGAAACAGTTAAGAGTGAGAATGTCAATCATCCCTGAATAAGGGGCGTGGATTGAAACATGGAAAGGCGTTTGTGAGTATGTATGTAATCGGAATAGACCCAGGTTTGGACGGTGGAATAGCATTAGTAACTCCATCGTACAATATGACTGTTGTTGATCCTCCTACACTCAATGTAAAGGGTAAGGGCAAGGGTGCAAAGAATAAAAGACTGTACCACGTATCTGAGATTGTAAAGCTTCTCAAATTCTGGGCCGAGCAGTATAACCCTTTGCGGTGTTACATCGAGAATGTGCATTCGATGCCGGGACAAGGGGTGGTGGCAATGTTCTCAATGGGTAGGGGTTTGGGTATGTACGAAGGCATCCTGCATGCTCTTGAGATACCGTTTGAATATGTCACCCCACAGGCATGGAAAAAACTAATGCTGTCAGGTCAAAACAAAGAGAAGGATGCATCTGTATACAAAGCAATGCAGTTGTTCCCCGGAGCGGAATTGAAAACGTTAAGGGGAAGATTGCTTGACGGTAGAGCCGAAGCTCTCTTGATTGCAGAGTACGGACGAAGAATAAACATGGTTGGAAGACCAGCGCTGTAGTTCACCAAGGGCGTTGTAAGGGGGAAGATGACCAGAAAACTATTCTTTAACGCTTTTTAATAAATTCTATGACTTTTTAATATAATGTGTTATATTATATTAAAAAGGAGGATCGGAGAAAGTAAGATGGAAAATCAGAATCAGTTACAGGTATTTGGTTTTAATGGTAGTGATGTGCGTACAGTATTAATTAATGATGAACCTTGGTGGATTGCAAAAGATGTGTGTGATATATTAGGATTGTCTGATGTATCTATGTCAGTTGCAAGATTAGATGATGACGAAAAGCTGACCCAAACTTTATTTGTATCAGGTCAAAACAGAAATGTTAATTTAATAAACGAATCAGGGCTTTATGCTTTAGTTATTAGGTCAAATAAACCTGAAGCAAAAGCATTTAGAAAATGGGTTACAAGTGTTGTCTTGCCATCTATACGTAAGACTGGTAGTTATTCAATTCAGAAAAAACCGCCACAAACTTATATAGAAGCTCTTGAAGAATTGTTG